GATAAACTTAACATTCAATGCACTAAGTGCATTTTCGATGTGATCCTGGAGAAGTTTCATCTGTGCGAAATTGATCGTACAAATGAGCTTACCCGTTTCCTTACTTCGCAGCCTAATAAGCTTATTGACTGCTTGAGCTCTCTTCTAGAGTTCGGTAAGTTGATCTATCGAGGGGATAATCTTCCTTTTGCAAGCGATATTTCTTCCGCGGGTCTGAGTCAGTTTTATGACCCGGACGCCGAAGAGTTTGTCGTACCGCAGAATAACGGTCAGTTAATGGGTTCGATTCTTTCGTTCCCTATTTTATGCATCGCTAACTTCGCTTGTCTTGTCATGGCTTGTCGTCGAATGCCGCCTGAGGATTTTGGTTCCCGATTGGTGAAAGATATTTATATGTATAATCTTTACCACGGAATGGCCCAAATCAATGGTGATGACACATTGTTCCCTGTTACGGGAGATAAAATGTATAACCATTGGTCTGGGTTCCTGTCGGTATTTGGTTTTGAGAAGTCCCTTGGTAAGAATTGGTTGTCTAACCGGTTCTTTTCCATTAATACCGAACTTTACGAAGTTCGTGGTGATTTCTCTACCGATCCGTCTGCAAAGTTGTCGTCCTTCTCTTGGACGAAAATAGAGTACTTTGCTTCTGGGCTCCTCATTGGGCAGCACAAGGTCGTGGGACGAACTGAAGGTCGTAACCTTCCAATGTCGTCTGTTCTAGATTTGGTGTTGAAATCCGCTACAAACCCTCAACGGGCTTTTAACAGGTTTCTTCACTATAATAAGGAATGGGTGGCGTCAGTCACACAAAATGGTATGATTAATATTGGTCTTCCGATACCACTCGGTGGACTAGGTGTTGATCTTTCCAGATATGGTGTGAGGTTCACACGAACACGCCTTCAGCGCTGTGTGGCACATGCTGCATTCGAACTCTTAAAATCTGGCAAAATGCCGGTCAATCTCTATTCAGAGTTGACCATTCATTTTGTTTCCAGTGGTGTGAAACTTGAAAGCAAGTACACACTGCCATCAAAGTTGCATGGTTGTGTCGGGCTTCGTTCCGCCCACCATTGCACCGACCCTGATGAATTGCTCCTTGAAGTCAAGGGCCCACAATCTTTGGGTCCCTTGTCGTACAGAAAACCTGTACGTGATGATGACGATTCTTTAATCGTATCAGGAGCTGGGCTTTACCGTCGAATCTTGAAGCAGCGACTTCCAAGGTCGATGCTTTCTAATGATTTCGATCTCAATTCTTTTGAGGTCTTCTCTCTTCAGAGAACGGTTATGCCTATTGGGTCCGATGATCAGCTGACCAAAACGGTGGATTTCACTTCCTTCAGTGGCGTCCTCAATAATTCCGTACTAAGGAATGTTCTTATTTTCCCTTCTTGGGTTAATCAGACTGTTTCTTCATCAGTCGAAAGAACTTCCGGAATGTCGAGAGACTGCACGGTCAGGGGTCCCTTCTCTACATGGACTTGGAGTACCTACTCGGCTCGACCATCAGGTAACGATATCCCGATGGTCATAGTTGACTAGGTAGCCTAATCCTTTGGATTAGTAGAGTTGACCTTTCATTCGGATGTACAGTCCCGCTCATTTCTCAGCGGGATCCAATACATGGGAAAGCCAAAGAAAGTTTCTCGTGGAATGGCTAGAAGACCCGGTCAGGGTAGACCGAGTAAACAACAAAACCCATTCGCACTTTCAGTTGCAACTGCAGCTCCAATCTCCACCTCGACCATTGTTGGTTCGACAGTGGGATTGCAAATGCGATCAATTAATGATCGCGAGCTGGGTGCCGGAATAAATGTTTCCGGATCGGAGGTCTTTTGTAGTGTAGGAGCTGGTACAACTAACACATCTAGTGGTATTTTAGTACCACAGGGTGGTGTTGTAACGGCTCTTCATACAATGATGATAGGCCCGGCCGCCGCTTATGCATATAACGGCGCAACAGGCGTATCTAGTGACCTTGCTGTCTTAGGCATATCTTACGTACACCATAGGTTTACGAAGCTACGCTTCCGGTACGTTCCCTCATGTCCAACGTCTACGCTTGGTAATCTTACCTTTGCGTTCTCGTCAGATATTAGGTCTTCGTGCTGGAATGGAGCGGGCACTCGCCCGTCCAACATAACGACAGCCCAATTGTCTAAGTTGATGTATAGTGTTCAGACTGTGCCATGGCAGGCATGCTCTATCACTATCAACTTACCCCCACGAAGTTCGGCAGGTTACTTTTGTGCAACCGCTCAGGCCTTTGCCTATACTGCTGATGCGAGTACTACACTCGTTCAGGGAGCTTTATCGACTCCTACTTTTGCTGAAAGTCTTCATGACTTTCAAGGGGCCTTTTGGGGTCAATCCGATTCGTCAACTCTTGCCGCAGGCATCATCCTCGGGAAAATCGTTTTAGATTATTCCGTCGATATGTTTAGCCGCGGTGCCCTGCCTGCAGGGTCCGGGGGCGTTTCTTTAATGTCCGATTCAACTTTCGGACTTCGCTCTCCGGATGAGAAAGATATCGCTGCCATAGAGTACCTTCGTAGTAGAAGGACCGCTCAGGCTGCCTCTGCAGCTGCTGCCGTTGCTCCTAGAGCTACTCTTAATAATACTGATCCTCGTGCATGTTTGTGCGACGTCACCTGGGTCAATGGTACCCAAGTTTCCGCCACGAATCCCGTTCCTATCAACATATCGCAGGTTGGTGGATCTAATGATCCGACGACTTACTCTATGCTACAGGTCGATGTTCGTAAGGCAGGAAATTCTGCAGTTTACGCTACTAACAATGGGCTTAATACTCATTCTGTTTAGTAGCTTTATCCGTCTTTGCAGGTGAGACGTTAAATAACCTTCAGTTCTTTTCGGTGAACTTTAACTAACCGTTGCCAAGCTGTACTGTTGGCTGCATTAACACTAGCTTTATCTTGGTGCTTCCCATCTGAAGCAAAGTTGGTGTTCTATGTAATTGATAGTCGGCTTGGACTCTTCAAGCCACCGGTGCACTTCCGGTTCTCTGATCAAGTGGTTCTGGGCTCTGACCATGAGCATTGCTATGACTTAGAACTTAAGTCATGTCCAATCTAATGAACCTTCCTAACGCTGACTATGACCGAAAGTCTAGTCTAACAACGTTAAGTGCTTTATGCGTAAAGCTATTCATGCGTAGATTGTCTACATGGATGGTTACATGCAGAAGAAGCAAAGGAGTGAAATTGGGCCATGCGTG